TACAGATCCGCACCGTCCCGCCGATCGACCTCATCACGGCCATGGAGGGCGTTCCGGAGCTGAACCAGGCGCCGGTCCCGGACCTCTCGGGGACGGCGACACCGGCGAAGAGCTTCGAAGCCATGCGGCAGGTGCTGCTCGAGCAGGAGGCGCCGCAGCGAAAGATCGTGGCGCTCGCCGTGCTCGACCCCGTCTTCACGTTCGAGACGCCTCCCGAGGCGGGCAAGGCGCCGTGGCGGAACCTACATAGCGACAACCAACTCGCCCTGATCGCAGAGATCATGGACTTCTCGGGCTTCTCGAAGAAGCCGGCGCCCGTAGCGACCGCCCCAGCGACGCCGGCGGAGGCGGCAACGGCGTCGGCCGAGTCGTTTCGCGGAGTGGCTCCGGAGTGACGGCTATCGGGGACAGCGGGCGGCAGCCCTCGCGGACGAGCTCTGGGAGATCGCCAGGCTCCCGCGGCTGCCGCACGAGGTCATCCCGGGCCTAGAGGCGCTGCCCAAGTTCAAGGCGTACCAGCTGGCAAGGGAGATCTACAGGGCGAGGAAGCGCTGGCGGCAGCACTGGGTCGAGGAGCTGCTGAAGAGCATGGACGAGAAGAAGGATCCGATGGGCGTGGGGCGCGTGATCGCGCTCCTCGGGGTGGGCGAGGTCGGGAGGTAGTCGGGTGGCGAACGTCATCGAGATCCTGATCCAGGCGAAGGACCAGGCGACCGCGGTCATGGCGAACGTCTCGAAAGAGGCGTCCGGTCTGAACGCAACGCTTGCCCAGTTCGGCGGCACTGGCGGCCTCGCCCTCGCCGCAGCCGCCGGGATGGGCTCGCTCGCCATCGCCGGCGCCGAGCTGGCGAAGCACTACTCCGAGACCGCCCGGCAGGTGCTGAACGTCTCCAACGTCTCGGGCGTCTCGACCGTCAACATCCAAGCGATGCAGCGGGCGGTGGTGAACGCCGGCGGCTCCGCCGAGGAGGTCGGCCTCGCCTTCCGCCGGCTCGCAGTCGGGGTCGAGAACAACAAGGCGGCGCTGGCGGCCCACAACATCACGGCGCGCGACACGTGGGGCGCGATGCTGCAGGTGGCCGACGCCATGGAGAAGGCGAAGACCGGGATCGAGCGCTCGGCGCTTGCGACAACCGCCTTCGGTCGCGGCGGGTCCGGATTCGTGGCCGTTCTCTCGCAGGGCTCGAAGGCGCTGCTCGCGTTCCGGGACGAGATGGTTCACCTGGGCGTCGTGATGAGCGATTCGCAGCTGCAGAAGTTCCTACAGCTGCACGAGCGGATCGACCAGCTGAATGCCTCCATGGAGGCGATGAAGCTCCAGCTCGCCTCGTTCATCGTGCCGCTGATGCTCAAGTTCTTCGAGGTGGTCGAGGCCATCCGTATTCGGGTGGCATTGCTGGTGCCGACCGTCTCTCTCCTGAACGACACGCTCGATGCCCTGAGCGAGAAGTTCAACAACGCATTCGCCGGCTCCAAGGCGCACGAGGCGATGGACAGGGTCAAGCAGGACGCCATGGCGATGGCAGCCGCGGTGGTGAAGGCAGACGCCGACATCAAGGCGGCCAAGGCGTTCGCGGCGCTCTTCACCAACGTCGGGCAGGGCGATGCGGGGGGCGGCGGGGCCGGCGGCGGCGGCACGCTCGGGCTCACGGCGGCCTACCGCGGCTACACCTTCGCCGAGACGCCGGGGTTCGCCGGCGCCGGGCCCGGGAAACTGCCCTTCGAGATCGGCCCGATGGTGGACAAGGCGAAAGAGCACCTGATGACCTTCCGCGAACTGATGCTCAAGGTCGCCGGTGACATCGTCCAGGCGTTCAACACGATCGGCCAGTCACTCTCGAATAGCATCCTCGGTGTGTTCATGAACCTGACGAACCGGGCGCAGACGTTCCGGACCGCCATGGTCACCATCTTCGACGGCATCCGGGACGGCATCCTCCAGGCAATCGGAGAGATCGTCGCTGCCGCGGTGACGCGCGCGTTCCTGAAGATCCTCGGCATCGTGCTCTCGAGCGTGACGGGGAACCCGTTCTTCGCGGTCGCGGGCGGGGCGCTACCGGGCGGAGGTGGCGGCGGGGTCGGCTTCTCGAACGCCACGGCCGGAGCGCCCGCGGGCGGCAACACCTACATCATCCAGACGATCTCGGCGAAGGACGTCCTCTCCTCGCTGATCGATCCACGCGGGCAGATGCGGAGTGCCAACTCGCGGCTCTCCGAGATCGCGGCGGTGAGCTGATGGGCAACACCCTGATCGGGCTCACGAGCGTCGGGGCGAGCGCCAACCTCGTCGAAGCGGCGACCCTGAAGAACGGCACGGGAGGCGGTGCGCCGGCTCTGGCCGAGATCTCGCCCTACACCATGTCGAACGCCCTCACCTCGGACCGCTACACGCTCTGGAAGGGGCCGGGCGGGCTGGGGACGGTCGAGTACGACCTCGCGTTCAGCGGCAACAAGACGGTGACGGCGGTGGCGATCCTCGGGCTCCGGCTCGCGGCCGGCTCGTCCATCACCGGGCTGAACGTCTACTCGGCGGCGTCCGCCTCCGGCTACCCGCCGGGCGCATGGACGCTCCAGTCCGCCCTCTCCGGGCCGATCGTGGCCCCGTCCGTGCGCGACATCGGAGCGGTGATCGCGTCCGTCTCGCATCGCTACTGGCGGTTCGAGTTCGTGAACCCGAGTGACTTCTTCACGGTCGGCCACCTCTGGGTCGGCAATCCGACCGACTTGGGCTACGTCCATGGGCCGGGCGGGATCTACGCCCCGTTCCGGAATCGCCTCGAGACGCCGATGCCATCGGGCGCGGTCGTGCTCGCCGACCTCGGAGACCCGGGCGCCGACTTCACGCTCCCCTGGCCATCGGTCCAGACGGCGCTGCGCACCAAGCTACTGACGATGCAGTCGGCTGCCGGGTCGTTCCTGCTGGTGGACGCGGACGGGAACTTCTTCGAGGTCTACGCCAAGGGCGGCCGGGTCCAGACGCAGCGCGATTTCTCGACGCTCTTCAGCGCCAACATCGAACTCTCGAGGATGCCGTGAGCAGCCCAGCGACGGCGGCGTTCCTCACGGCATGGCGGCAGTTCCCCGCGGCGCGCTGCACGCTGGCTCGTTTCGACCTGACGGTGCCCTCGTCCCTGACGCTCCGCTATGGCACGACCGAGGTGCACACGCCGGACGGCAATACGTGGCAGCTCGGGCTCGCCTGCGAGCCGCTCCGGCATGCGATCAACTATCTGGACCCGGGCGTCTCGCCGGCGGATGCGACGGTCAGGCTCGCTAAGCGCCGCGACGCTTCGCAGTCCTCGGGCACGATCCACGACATGCTGCATCAGTACCTCTTCCAGAACGCCACCGTCACGATCTACCTCTGGGTGGACGAGGCGCGGCTGGGGCTACCCGTCACCCTCGCATTCTCGGATGCGCTGCAGGTGTTCCAGGGCGTGGTCTCGCGCCCGGCAGAGGAGGACGCCACCGGGGTCAGCTTCTACCTGCTGCAGGACCAGAGCTGGAACAAGCAGACGCCGCCCACGGTCGTGGACAAGACGTCCTACCCCAACTCGCCGGACGTCTCGCAGGGACTGCCGATCCCGGTGATCTACGGGGCCCACCTCTCGCCGCCGATGCGTTCGCCGTGGACCTCGTCCTATGGCTCCAAGAGCAAGCAGGAGGACTCGGGGGCCGGCCTCGGCGTGGTGCCGCTCATCCTCGTGGATGCCGGCGTGGGGGCGGCCTCGGTCAAGCTGGTGGGCGCCTCGCACGCGCTGACCAAGCTCCTCGACCGGACCAACGGCATGTCCACGTTCTTGGTGGGCGAGAGCACGTTGGACCCGCTCGACACGGGCGGCGTCACCGAAACGCTCGGGGCCTCCGAATCCTACCTCTCGATCGCGGACGAGAATGCCATCGCCTACGCGGCGGTGATCCCGATCGACGTGCGCGCGACGGGGGCGAACACGGCGACCAACCCTCGCCGCGCCATGGACGTGTTCGATGAGACGACGTTCGCGAGCATGGATCAGGCGACCACGACCGGCATCCTCCAACTGATCCTCCCGAACCTCTCGCAGCTGGGACACATAGAGTCGGTGCAGGCGCTGGTCGCTTACACCGGGAACGCCGCGAACGCGAACAACATGCGCGTGAATGCGTTCACGCCGGGCGTCGGCGCCGGCGGGTTCGCTCCGGCCACATGGGCTGCGACGGGGACGACGCCGGTGGTTCAGACCGTGACCTGGCCGACCAACTACTACGACCAGACGTGGCAGTTCGGGGGCGGCGCCACGACGTGGGACATCCGCGTGGACTTCGTCGCCGGCGCCGCCAACAAGGCGAGCATCCACTGGGTGGCGCTGGTGGTGAAGTACCGGCCGCAGCGGAGCGTGGTGACCCCCGGGAACCAGATCCTCACGGTCGCGCTCGGTGGTGCGAGGAAGGTGCAGATCCCCAAGGGCCCGCTCTTCGGCGGCACCGTCGTCAATGTCCCCGCGGTCTTCCGGCTCGACGGCCAGTTCTACTCGAACCTGAAGGGCTACGCCGACACGGTCGGTGGCGCGTTCACGGGCTCGGCCTCGGCGCTGATCGAGCGGCCGCCCGACATCCTGAACCACTTCCTCCAGACCTACGGGCTCGTCTCGGCCGGGAACGTGGAGACTGGCGCGGGGAACACGGGCAGTTTCGTGGACGCGCGCGACACGCTCCGGAACGCCCAGCCGAGTGACTTGAAGCTCGCCTGCTGGATCGGCGACCGCTCGACCGTCCAGCGCGTGCTCCAGGCGATGGCCCAGCAGTCGGGCATGTGCGTCTACTGCGATCGCTTCACCAACAAATGGCTGGCCTTCGTCTGGAAGACCGGGGCCACGCCCGACTACGGCTACACGCTCTCGTGGTACGACCTTGCCAGCTTCTCGGCCGAGGAGACGAGCGTGGTGGATGTGCGCCACGCCCTCCGGGTCAAGTACGGGTTCGACCGCTACAAGTCGAAGACGCTCTACGAGGCGTTCGTCAACTCAGGGGCGAGCGGGCAGGGGACGAACCTGCCGACCATCCGCGACCAGCGGCTGGTGGTGGACGGGACGAACCACGACCTCGACTTCAACGAAGGCGGCGTTCGGCATGTGACGCTCGACTCGGCGACCTACGCGCCGATCGACCTCGCGGCCAACGTGCAGGGCAAGATCCGCGCGCTGGGCGGCGCCATGGCGGACCATTCCGTCGGCTTCGGGTTCTCCGTCAAGGCGGCCTACAACGACACGTTCGGAGTCAGGGTCGCGGGGACGCCCTCGACGATCACGTTGAACGCCGCTGACTACACGGCGGAGGGCTTCGCGACCGAGCTGGCGCGGGCGCTGAACGCCGCCGGCATCGGGCTGACGTTCGCCTGCTCCTACTCGCATTCGACCAACAAGTTCACGCTCTCGGCGAACGGCAACTTCCAGGTCGACTACACCGCGTTCGCGACCGAAGCGGTGGGCATCTTCGGCCAGCCGCTCGGATCGCTGCCGGCCGCGGCTTCGAGCCTGACAGCTTCCATCGCGCGCTACGGCGACCGCTTCTGGTTCCTCTCCTCCACGATCGCCAACTATCTCTGGGCGAGCGGGGCGAATCAGGCCACGTGCTGCGCGGACCTCTTGGGGTTCCCGCGCACCGACACCGGCTTCGTCACGACCTCGGCGGCGACCTATGCCCGCGGGGACCGGGAGCGGATCGCCGCGACCTATGAGGGTTACTACGGGCCGAAGGAAGAGCAACCGATCACGGCCGACTGGGTGCGCGACGAGACGACAGCGGTGGAGCTGCGGAACCGCATCTTCGACCTGACCGCGCGCCCTCGCCCGCAGGTGCGCTTCACCTCGTTCCGCATCCCCGACGTCAGGGTGATGTCGGTGATCGATTTCCAGAGCGACCTCGATGCCGTGGTCGCGTATCCGAAGTACGGGAGCGACGGCTCCTGGGTGGGTAAGCCGATGCGGGTGCTGGAGGTGGTACAGAACCTCGGCCCCGCCTATCACACGGAAGTGGTGGCCATCGGGGCCGAGTAACTCGCCCGGCAGGGGTCCGGGGGAGACGGAGGTTGCAAGGATGCGGAAGCAGATCAGCAGGATGCTGGTGGGCGCGCTGTTGGCGCTCGGCATTACGGCCCCGGTGGCCCGTGCGCAGGAGGCGGTCGGGGACGGTGCGAAGACCTCGCTCGTCGGCGTCAAGATGTCCGGCGTCGCGCGGACCGATTCGACCGGGCACGTGGTCTTCGTGGACGCCTCGGGGCGCATCTATACGCTGGAGCAGAACCCGGCGATGGACGCGAACCTCACGTTGAACGTGCTCACCAACGCCGCGCTTGCGGTGGGGGCGGCTGACTCGAACGCTGCGCCGCTCGACACGCACCGGATGCGGTTGGGGATGCTCTGCATCAAGGCATCGCCCTCGACGGGGGCCGGCAACATCAACCGCTTCGCGATCTCGATGCGGCTCCAGCTGAACGGGAACACCGACTCGCTCTCGACCATGTGCATCTATCCATACGGCCAGAGCACGATGGGCGTCTCGGCGACCGGGGCGGACACGACCGACTGCGGCCATCTCCTCGCGGGCTCGACCTCGGCGCCATGGTCCGGCGAGTTCGTGGTCACCTACGACCGCAACCGTGTCGGCCCGAACGGAAGCTCGGCGCTCTTCTTCTACCCGAACGGAATGGCCATCCCGCTCGCCAACTTCTTCGGCCGCGATGTCTACTCTCCGTCGACGACCTTCCGCATCCGGAACCTCTCCGGGCCCACGTGCGCGGTGACGCTGACGCTCGTCGGGACGCCTCTCTAGTGGGCGGCTCGTTCCGGAGGCTCGCCGCCAAAGCGTGCCTCCTCGCCATGCTCTCCGGCGAGGCCGCGCAGGCGAAGACCTACGACATCATGGTCGTGGTGCCGAATACCCTTACCCCGAATGCGGTCTACGCCAATAACCAGGTACAGGACTGCGCCCTGCGCACGAACAACTCGCTCTGCAAGATCCTCAACTGGGCGCATGCCAACTACAGCACGATCGAGAGCAGCAAGCTCCGAGCCGAATGGGCTCGGACCGGCATCTTCGGGCGCGGCACCGTGACGGCCGGCGTGGCCGAGTGGGCCGACACCGCGCGTTGCGTCATCTTCGCGCCGTTCGTTGGCGGTCAATCGGCAGTATTCCGGACGCGCGTCGACTCCATCATGCACACGACCCGCGGCGGCCCGCAGATTCCGTGGTTCTGCATACTGGACAACTCTTCGGCGCCCAACGGGACGGTCGGAAACGCCGCTTGGTTCGATGATGCAGCGACGGTGTCCGCGCGGTGCTCGACCGGAGTCGTAGGCATCAATCTGTCGGTGAGCGGCCGCACGCTCTGGCCCTATCTCAAGTCGGACCCGACCGTTCGCTGGCCGTTCCTCTCCTACTCTGCTCCGTACGAACGCAATCCGAGTCAGGACCCGGCCGGCGGCATCCGTGTTGTGGTCGGAGGAGCGCAGCCCAACTTCATCAATACGTCGGCGTCGCAAGGCGGCGTGAATGAGCAGTTCCCGAGCGGCTCGCACACGCTGGACGACCCGGGCGTGAACCTCGGCGCAGACTCGATGTACGTATGGGACCGCCTGTGGCGGAACCTCGACTGCTGCCCCGGAGCGAAGAGCCAGACGTTCGTTTCGATCGCCGGCCTCGGCTTCTTCAACAACGATTCGACCATCAACATCAACCCGGACGCGACGAACACCGGCATCCCGGGTGAGTACGGGCTCGACCTCCTGCTCGCCGGCATGTGCCATTTCGATTCGCTGACGCTGGCCCTCTATGGCCGGCGCCTGCTCTTCGGTGGCATGACCTCGACCCGGAAGGTCGCGCTGACGATCAACGGCGGCTTGGTGCGGAGCCTCCGCTACTACGGCGAACGTCCGGGCATCCAGCCGAGCGACACGGCCAGCTTCTACTCGACACTCGATTCGCTGCATAAATACAACATCCCGTGCGTCTTCGGCGTGAACGTGGACTCGGCCGCCGCCTACCCGCGAGACGTCGCGAAACTGGCCGCCTGCACTCCGGCGCGCTTCACGCCGCAGGTCTGGACCGGGATCCTCGACACGTCGAGCACGCGGAACCTGAACTACCGATTCAACGACATCTTCGGCCGGTTCAACAACCGCACATTCGTGGGCGACGGCTCGGGAGCTGGGAAGGACTCGTCCATCGCCTCGAAGCTCCTCCAGGCGAGGACGGTCACCGACTCTCTCTGGCCGGGGCGCGTCGCCGACTTCGTCATCGCACCCGAGGACGACTACTCGCCGAAGCAGATGCGCGCGGGGCAGAGCGCGACGGCGGGGAAGCCGTCCTATTCCGATTCCATCCTCTACGCGATCACCAAGGCGAGGTTCCACGGCCTCCAGACCGATGGCCGCTACACCGACGCCACGGCACGCAACAACAACACGAACCCGCGCGGCTGGTTCACGCAGTCGGGGATCTACAAGAGCGCGGTCGACAGCAGCAAGGTCAAGGTGCTCGCCCACGCCGGCTACCAGTTGAGCGGCGGTATGGCGTGGGGATGGAGCGATCGCGACAGCGTGGCGC